GAGTCTGCCTAGCTCTTCTCCTATATTTATAGTTGGTCTTTTGATCTCTGACGACCTCGGTGTACCAAACCTCTGAATAAAAATATGAGGGAGCAAGTAATCTTTCGATGTCTACAAGCTCCCTCAATAGGCTCTAGCTAAATGATACGCCAGCTTTAAAAGCTGCTGCTACCATGTCTCTACTAGGTGTACCAATACGGTAAGTAGCATTACCTACTGCATTAGTATTGGTGTAAATAGCATACCCTTTAGATCTAAGATCATGAATCCTAGCAGGTAGTCTACTGATTTTGAGTTTGTGTGTTGCCACAGCATTACTCAATGATTTGCCCTGTGTCAAAAAGTTTAATACTTTTGTCTCAGCGCTCACTTTACGATTAGCCATATTAGCTCTCCATATTATTGTTGGCAGAATTGCCAGTTTGTGCACCCTCATTCACAATCACCTTAGTGGATCTTGTGGACTTAGGTACATTCCGATATACAACCTTCTGCAAAGCGTCTCTAACATCAAAGTTGGACTTAATGTCTTCCCTTTCAAGTAAAAACTCTGACGCTTGCTTCTTGGTCATAGCTTCCGGCAGCTCGGCAAACCAAGTATCTTGGTTGCTTTTTGCCGTAAGTTTTTTGATGCGTGATACCATATCGTTACCGAATCTAGCCTTAGTTTGGCCTTTTTCTGTAATACTATATCCTGCATATTTAAATAGTTGTTGAGTCATAACAGCATTTCTCCATTTTTTCTAATTTACAAGTTACATTATAGACTCTTGTAAACCAAGAGTCAACCTTTTTGTGGACCAAAAGCACCAATTAAGCTGCTAACCTTTCTAGGATTCTTTGCTTGTTATATGCAATGTTCTTGTGATAACAATAAAAGCCATAATCTCTATAGCCATCTTGAACACAATCCTCAGCTTGCATATCCCAATCAAGAGCCTGTCTAAAGTCCTTTGCTCCCATATTAACTAAACTGGCATAATGACTTTTAAGAGCTAACCAAGATTCGTTCTCCATAGTTTCTATACGAACTGCTTCTTCAGAAGCTGCCTCACATAGTCTATCAAGTTCTTCCTTAAGCTCTGGAACGGACCAATCATTATAAGTGCCTCTAGGTCTAAACCCGTAAGCATCCTTATGAACATCACTAATATAAGTTAGTAATTGTTCTTTTTCTGATAAGTCTTCCCAATTTGTCATATTCTTTATACCTTTTTATTTAATATACCGTTATTATGCACTCTGACGGACCATAAGTCAAGCATTTTTTCAAATCTTTTTTGGTGTAATATCAGTAACTTAGGCGTAATGTAAGTATGTGGACATGATATATTTGTCATTTTTCGTAACTTTATTCCCTAAATGAGGGTATTCCCAGCTCGGTGGGAATATAACTACCCTGCCTTTCTTAGGTTCTACACCTAACTGCTGTAAAGGGAAATCAGTGTTTCCATCGCTGTCATTTAAGTAGAATAGGAATGCCACGGCTCTTATAGCGCTGGCATGATCTGTGACGTCTACATGGATGTCAAATTTGTCATCTGTGTCTGCTGTGTATCGTTTGATTCGTAGTTGTTCGAACCCTGATAGTTTGATATGAAGTCCTGTACCCAAGTCGTTCAGGTATTGTCTAAATAGCTCTCCTAAGTGAGACATTAGTCTACCATGGACTTCATCTTTTGAATTGTGTAAAGTGTAGTTATATTGGACAAAAGACATGATGCCATCATTATGTACTTCATGTTGATCTGTACCAGCCTCAAATACCTTCATCAGTTCATCACAAAATTCAGGACTTAAAGCTCCATCATATATTTTTAGTGCACCAGGTTTTTGAATAAATGCTTTTTTACTTTCATCTACAGGGACATCTGTATGTCCGCCTAATCCTACTGTACCGTCGCTATCTCTTTTTCCGTCTTCCATACTAACTTCACTCCACGTCTTGTTAATTCATTAATAAATTTATTTTTATGTTTAGGTTTACCATTATTTATAGCATCAATCAAATCTTCTGTTGAAACTTGCCCCACATAATAGTGCTTCATTCTAGTTCGTTTTGTAGGTCTGCCGTCTGGACCTTTAATATATTCTTTGTGGCTTGGTTTGAATTTTGGGGGCATCACTTTTCTCCATTTTTTAATTTGTTAATTTCTTCTCCATTCTTTTGTATGTTAGCATCTTGAAAGGCATCAATTACTTTTTGAGCTTTCTCCTGTGCGGTATCACGATGTAAATCTGTGTCCACTATCTTCTCTAACTTCAAGAATTCTATTCTGGTATTTGGAACATACCTCCATGTATATCCATCTTCTCCGTAAATTCCAAATACTGTTTCACTCAATCCTATTTTAACTATGAGTGCAGGGCTACCATCAAGTAGCACTTTATCACCTTCTTGGAAGGCGGGGTTAAACCTAAACTTAGCACCTTTAACAAAAGCTCCAGCCCAGTCTCTAATGGACAGTCCAACTATTAGGGTAAGTAAAAACCCTATGAACTCCATGTAGAAATCTGATAATACTATCTCTGGCATCTAACTTTCTTTCTTTTGTCCTGTTGATGTGCTATTCACATACAATCCAAACCAGGCTGCTCCAGCTCCAACTATTACTGAAACTAAACCTGCTTGCTCTGGACCAGGTGTTGGTAAATCCATAAACCATTCAACTACTTGATAGAGTAGATAAATGTACATGCTTATGAATGCTCGAGGAAACAATCTCCATCGAGAGAAATACTCTGGGGCAATCCACATCCAACCGCCATCTTCTGGGTTAGGTGCACTCCACCAAGGCTTAGTAGGTTTTTCTACTTCCTCTGATGGTGTAGCTGCTGCCTTAAGAGCCTCATATTCTTCTAAACTTAAATTTACATTGCTATCTTCAGCCATTTTTAAATAACTCCATATGTTGTTTATTCAGCTTGTGCCGTAATAAATGTCCTGCTATATCGTTATTATTTATACTACCTACAATCTTAGCAAATGGAATATACCCTATTCTTAATTTAGGATCTGTTAGTGCTGGTAAGTCTAGTTTTTCTTTTAGTTTTTTATGTGCGAAATGCAACTTGCCTTGAAACTGTGGTATTAGATCTGGATTTATAGGATCTCCCAACCAAATATGAAAACTAGGTCTTGCCAGATACTGAGGTACAAATTGTTCTGGTTTAATATCCCAGTCTGCTGTATGAGCAATCTCGGCAAAATGTTTACCTACATGTGCATAATTAATATATAGCCAACCAGGATTCCTTTCTAAAGTAAAATGCTGGTAGTCTGCAGAAAACAATTCCATTTCTGCAGATGAATTAGGCTTAGTCATATATCCCCATCTTGGAGGAAAGTCCCCATCAATTAATTCTAGATAATGAATAAGATTATTTAACCTAGTCATCTCAGGTTCGTCTTCATTATCTGCAAAGTACTCATGGAGTTTATTTAAATCATCACTAGGTTCTTTACCTAGCATGTAAACTATTTTATCTATTTCGTCCTTAACTTGTTGAGCAGATTCTCCCATAAAATAAAACTGCTCTGCTTCGTGAATGTTTTCCTGGAGAAACTTAGCATAACGCTTTGCTACCAGGGTGTCTAATACTTCAAACTCTAAATCATTAAAATTTAAGATCATCGTAGGCACTCTCTTGTCTAGCCCTGTCGAATACAGGGACATCAATATTGGAATCAGTTATTGCTTGTTGAGCAGAGTCTTCTAAATCATATAGTCTCATCTTAGCTCTATCAACACCAATCATAAACCTTCTGTTTCTTGTAGGATCAGCATATCTGTTTTTCAACTGTTTAATCATAAGCTGTCCCATCTCTTCTAGTTCCTCTGTACTTATAATAGCAAACATTAAGTCTGCTGTAGCCGGGAGTCCAAAACTTTCTGAGGTATCTGTAAGTTCAACATCACTGCTGTTGTAACCACCTCTAGTTGTCTGTGTAGCACTAAATATAGGAACATTAAGTTCTACAGCCAACCCTCTAAGCTCTTCTGCAATACTTTTAATTATTGTATAGGAGTTAGCACTACTTCCAGGTTTAAATCTATTACTTGTGCAAATATTTAAGTAGTCAATAAAAACAATATCAGGATGGAAGTTTCTCTTTAATTTTAATTCATTAATCAATGCCTTAAAATGTCCACTATGTGCAGACGCTGTAGGATATTCCTTAACAATTAATCTGCCTTGTATCTTTTCATTTACTTTAGCAATCCTATCATCGAACATAGGCTTAGATAAGTCTTTCAAATCCATAATAGGAATGTTCATTAGGTTAGCATCTATTCTTTCTGCAATTCTTTCTTCTGACATTTCTAGGGTAATATATAATACATTTTGTCCCTTAGAGATACTAGCAGACGCCATATGACACATAAACAAAGATTTACCTACACCAGTACCCGCCAATGCTATATTAAGTGTCTTATTAGATAAACCACCCTCGGTTATCTTATTAAACATATCCAAATCAAACTCTACTTTCTCTTCTAACCTATGATAGAAGTCAAATCGTTTATCAGCATCTTCAATAAAGTCATGTCCTACATTAGTATCAAAGCCAACTTGTAATGCTTCAGTTAACAAACCAGGCAAGGCAT